TGGATTGAAAAGATCCGATTTTCATATCACAAACATCTGTAAATGTTACCCAAGCCAAAGCAAAACCCCGACAAGAGAACATATTACAAAATGCAAAAGATGGCTTGAGAATGAGATTGAATATCTTAAACCAGCGTTGATCCTTGCTTTTGGCAATACAGGATTAAAAGCCTTTACAAATAAAGAATCTGGAATAATGGATTTGAATGGTAAGATTGAGTGGAACGATAAATACCAGACCTATATCTGTTGGTGCATTCACCCTTCTGCCGTATTGAGAAATCCATCAAATAAGAAATTATTTGTAGAGGCGATTGATGCTTTCGTTGATAAAATAAAAGAATTGGGAGGAATATAATGAAACCGTTGCACATTGAGTATAGACCAGAAACGTTTGAGGAATTTATTGGCAATGATTCGTTGGTTAGAAATATAAAAGGTGTTTTAAATAGAACCCAAACCTTTTTGTTTCACGGCATGAGAGGATGCGGCAAGACCACTCTGGCTAGACTTATCGCAAAAGAATTGCAAATCGACAAAATGGATGTTTATGAAATTGATGCGGCCGATAAAACGTCTGTTGATGATGCAAGACAATTAAAAGCAACCGCATTTTTATCACCTCTTGCTGGTAAAAAGAAAATATACATCATTGACGAATGCCATCGCCTCTCCGGGAACGCTATGGATTCATTGTTAAAGATATTTGAAGAACCGCCCAAGTTCTGTTATTTCGTCTTATGCACAACAGAACCGGAAAAGGTTTCCGCTACCATCAAAAGCCGTTGCAAATCTTACGAAGTAAAACCGATAGATGATGAAAATGCATTGAGACTCATTGATTGGATATGCACCGAAGAAAAGATAGTAATGAGTTCAAAGATCAAACAAATTATTGTTGATGAATGTAATGGCATTCCAAGAGAGATTGTTATTGCGGTTGACATGTTAAGAGCCATAACCGATGTAGCAGAAGCGGAGGCATTGATAACCAATAAAACCAATCCAAAAGTAATTGATCTTTGCAGGGCATTACTCAAGAAAGAAAAATGGAAAATCATTGCTGACATATTGAAAGAGCTTAATGAAGACCCCGAATCAATCCGATATGCGGTCTTGGGCTATATGTCATCGGTATTGCTTAATGGGGACAACAAACAAGCACCTTTTGTAATTAGTTCTTTTTCAGAATCATTTATTTACTCAAAAAAGGCAGGATTGGTTTTAGCTTGTTATCAGTCAGTTATTTAAAAAATATGATATAATAAAAGAAAAAGGAGAGATAAATCATGTCAGACTATATGGAAGAAATTAAGATCAACAAACATCGTCTTGAAGAAGAGATCATCAATCAACCGGGACTTTATATCAAGTGGGCAGAAAAGTCGGCAAGAGCAATGGTAAATCGTATTGAGCTTGAAAAAAAGGAAAAGTTGGTTCGAGCAGAACTTGACAGAAAATACCGAACAAGGCTCGAACAGATAGGAGAAAAGGTTACCGAAAACAAAATTGATGCTTCTATTCGGATGGATGACGAATACAAAGCAATCAATGAAAAGCTTTTTGAAGCAATCGAAGAAGAAGCAATCATGATAGATGTAAAATGGGCTTTTCAGCAACGCAAAACTTCTCTTGAATTATTACAGGAAGGGATCATCAATGGTATTTATGCTGACCCCACTGTCAATACAAAAAAGGCACTCTCAGAAAAAATGAATAAGAAGAGAGGATAAAATGGATGTTGCCCCGTTAATTTTATATTTAATAGTTGGATGCATTGCGTTGATTGCATTCTATGTTGTATTGAGGCTTTTTGCATTCAGTTTGTTTAAAAGTTACTTCCAAGCGAAGAGCGAATTTTTAACCATGTTGAAAAAGAAAAAGGAGGATTTTAAGAATGAGCAGTAAAAATATGAGGGAGCAGTTGGCGAAGCGCCTCAAAGAGAATCAGGAACGTAACGAGTCATTTGGTGGAGGGTTTCTCTTTAAAGACGAAGAGGCGAAAAAAAGAATTTGGAAATGTGGCGAAGGAAAACATATCATCGACATCTTGCCGTATGAAGCGGGCAAATTTGATCCTTCGGCTTCAAAGGGTGAAATTCAATATGTTTATGAATATTATTTTCACGCCGACCTTGGGATTGAAGGCAAAAACCAGATCATGTGTTTGAGCAAAACTTATGGCAAGCCTTGTCCTATCTGTGAAGATATTGCAAGACTGAAAAGAAATGGCGAAGACGAAGAGGTTATCAAATCGTTGATGCCCAAGCGTAATCCGAAATCCGTTTATAACATTATCTGTTATGACAAGGGCGAAGAAAAGAAAGGCGTTCAGCTCTTCGTTGTTTCTCATTGGTTTATGGGAAAACATCTTCTTGAACTTGCAACAGTTCCCATTCGGGAAGGTATGGATGAAAAGATTGATCCCATTATTCCTTTCATGGATCCCGACGAAGGCAAATCAGTTTATTTCCGACGTGAAGGAACCGGCCCGAACGATACAAAATATTATGGTCATCAGTTGCTTGACCGCCCAAAGGGTTTTAAGATCAGTAAAGATGTTCTTGATGATTGTTTCTGTCTTGACGAAATAATCAAAATTCCCACCTATGATGAAGTACTGGATATTTATAAATCCGGAAAAGCCACTGACGACGATGATGCTGATCGTCCTTCTCGCAGAGCAAGAGCTACCGATGATGACGATGAGAAACCTTCTCGGTCCAGAAGAAGAGATGAAGACGATGATGAAAGACCCGCCAGAAAATCAAAACAAGATGATGATGTTCAGGCGGATCAGTGTGAGTTTGGTCACAAATTCGGGAAAGACGCAAACAAATATCCCGATGATTGCGAACAGTGTGATCAGTGGCGTGATTGCGTAAAGAAAACGCGTGAAGCAAAGTTGAAAGAAAAAGAAGAATCGGACGAAAAGCCGGCTCGAAGACAGAGAGATGAAGATGAGGAAAAACCTTCCAGATCATCTCGTCGTGAAAAAGATGAAGATGAAGATGAAAAGCCTACTCGTTCACGACGCTCCAGAGAAGATGAGGATGAGGATGAACGCCCTTCAAGACGCCGTGCAATAGAAGATGAGGATGAAAAACCCTCAAAGCGGGAACATGAAGAAGACGAAGATGAAAAGCCTTCAAGACGGCGTGCGCGCAGATAGCCCTTTCTTCCTTCTTGGTGGCTAGGCAAATGTAATTAGTTTCCAAAATAGTCTACCACCAAGAAGGTCTTTCATGGAGACAAAAATGAAAAAAGAAATTGAACAAATTAAAAGTGACATCAAAAACTTTACCCCCGCATCAAAAGAAAGAACGGAATTTATCAGTTCTGGCTCTACCCTTTTGAATCTTGCATTGTCGCAAAAGGGTATTCATGGTGGGTTTGCACGAAACAGAATCATCAATATCGTTGGTGATGGTAGTTCTGGTAAGACATTGCTCGCACTTGAAACAGCACATTGGGCATTCAGAAATATCAAAAAAGTTAAATCAAAACTTTTCCCATCGGTAAAAGAAGTCAAGATTGCATACATCAATCGTGAACGTGTTATGGATTTTCCCATTGAAAAAATGTATGGACAAGATTTTGTCAATGCAGTTGAGTGGCGGTATGATATTGCAACCGTTGAAGAATTTGGAAGATATTTTGGAAGACTTGCTCTTGAACATAAAGAAAATGAATGTTTGATTATTATTCTTGATTCGTGGGATTCTTTAAATTCGGAAGCGGGTCAAGAGCGATTTAAACAAGCTGCTTTAAAAGATGAAAGCCCAGACGGTAGCTACAAGACAGAAAAAGCTTCTTACGCCAGTAAAGAGTTTTTTAACAATGCTTGTGATTTAATGACTGGAAAAGACATCACCCTTTTCATTATCTCACAAACAAGGACAAAAATAGGCATTACATTTGGAGAAAAGCACTACCGTTCTGGTGGCGACGCTTTAAATTTCTACACCCATCAGGTACCCTGGCTTGCAGAAATTGAAAAACTTAAAAAGACTTTTAAAGGAGAAACAAGAGTTTACGGCGTGAGGATGCTTGCAAAGATCAAACGAAATAAAGTTGCAAAACCATTCCGTCAAGCTGAATCTATTATCTTATTCGACTACGGGATAGACAACATTAGTAGTATGATCAATTATCTTTGGGGGCCAAAAGCAAGCAAGGTGGAGTTTGATGGGTATTCTTTTAAGAATCGTGAGGAATTTATCAATTACATCGAAGAAAACGATCTTGAAGATGAGCTGTCAAAAATGTGCGAAGACCAATGGGCTGAAATTGAAGAAGCAATAGTTCCGGAACGCAAGAGGAAATTTTAATGAGACTGGTAATAGACTGTAATGGTCTTGCTTATAAAAGCGTTTATGCAATGTCCGAACTATCATTCAAGAAAAATCCAACAGGGGTCATTTATGGATTTCTTGAACAGATATATCTCTTGGCGGAAAAGTTCAACACCAATCAATTTGTATTTTGTTGGGACTCAAGAAGATCATATCGAAAGCTTGATTGCAAAACTTATAAAAATCGTAAAATTGATGAAGACAAAACAGACATTATTAAAAAAGCCCATGAGCAGTTTTTTGAAATGAGAAAGAATGTATTGCCGCAAATGGGGTTTAGAAATGTCTATCATCAAACAGGATATGAAGCAGATGATTTGATTGCATGGTGCGTTGCTCGTTTTCCTGATGAGTATATAATTGTTTCAAAAGACAATGATTTGTTACAATTGTTATCAGGACATAAGTATGCTCCAGTCTCTATTTATAACTTTTCACATATTATTACCGCAAACGATTTTACAAAGAAATATGGTTTAGAACCTTATCAGTGGGCTACAGTAAAGAGTCTTGCGGGTTGTACATCTGATACGGTTCAAGGCATTCCCGGAATTGGAACAGAAACCGCTGTAAAATATCTAAACAATGTATTGAAAGACGGGAAAGCAAAGCAGAAAATTGAAAGCGAAGAAGGCAAAAGGATAATGAAAGAAACATTTAATCTTGTTGCGTTGCCTTATGCTGGAGATGAACAAATCAATATCAAAGATCCTGTCAATGATGAATTTTATTCATTAGATTTCATGGATGTATTTAAAGAGTATGGGTTTAATTCATTTCTCATTGACGAGAAATTTGATAAATGGAGGAAAGTATTTCAACTGAACAGGGGAAGAAAATGAACGAAGGAATAAAATATGATAAGGATAAACAAGGTTGGTATCCTATGCCACTTGTTATCTTAAAGCCTCTTGCAGATGTTTTTTTGGCGGGAGAAAAAAAATATGAAACTTTTAATTGTCTTAAACCATTTGAAGATAGCGACAGAAGATTTTGGGACGCCATGATGCGACATGCCGAAGCTTGTCAAATTGATCCATTAGCGATTGATGAAGAAACGGGTTGTTATCATGGCGCACAAATAGCTTTCAATATGTTATTAAGAATTTTCAACGCTAGGAGGAAATGAGATTATGGTATATGTTGGAATTGATCCGGGACAACAAGGCGCTATTACATTGATAGAAGATATAACAAAAGACAAAATCACCATTTATGACATGCCCTTATCGCCGCAAAAGGGAATTGATGGGAAGGAATTGCACAATCTATTTTTATCCATCAAACGAGATTATAAATCTATTTTCTGCGTTCTTGAAAAAGCACAAGCAATGCCTGGACAGGGAAGTGTAGGCGGGTTTAATTATGGTGTCGGTTATGGGAAAATCTTATCAGCGTTGGAAGTAAATCAAATCCCTTTTCAAGAAGTTCACCCAATGCGTTGGAAAAAAGAATTTGGCATTACATCAAAAAGAGGCAAGGCAGAACCGAAACTATCAACGGCAGATAAAAAACAGCTCTCCCTTAGTGCTGTTTTAAAGCTGTTTCCTAAGCTGTCCTACCTCTTTCATACCGAACGGGGTAAACTGCTCGACGGTCGGGTAGAATCATTGCTGCTGGCTGAATATGCAAGAAGGATACATAAATGATAAAACAATTAAGGATACAAAACTTCCGATCGCATAAGAATACCAAGCTTGAATTTGTCAAAGGTGTGAATTGTATTGTCGGCCTCCCGGATTCAGGCAAGACAAACATTATTCGTGCAATCAACTGGGCTTTGACAAATAGACCTTTGGGATTCAGATTTCATTCCAACTTTGCAAAAGACCCGACTGCTGTTGGTATTGATTTTGAA